TTTTATCTTGTGATGATTCACTACCTATAGTTGTTTCAGTTCCAAGAATAATTAAATGTCTGTCTCTTTCTGAAACAATAGACATTATTGATTTTGTAGGTGCATTACTTACAACAGTTGCTCTTGTTGATAAACCATTTGGATCTGAGTGAATAGGATCCCATTCAAAAGTTTTACCATTTTTAACTGTTGCTATTAATTTTTCTCCAAAATGATCTAATGACCATGAAGCTGGATCAAGAATAACTGATGAAGATAACGAAGCTTCTCCCCAACCAGTATAGTATTCTACTGAGGATCCGTTTGAGTGTGCAGATCTTGTACCCGCGGTAGCTCTTGTAATACCTGTTAAATCGTTTGATGAGATTCCAGTGTAAGAAATAAATTCAGCTCCAACCTTTATAGTTCCAGATGTAGGAAAACCAGTCACCGAAGTTAAGGTTATTGATGTTCCAGATCCTCCAGTCCCAGCAGTGTCATCCTGTAAGGCTCCATTCAATGTTGATATAACACCAGAAGCTCCACCCCATGAGGCTGTACCCCATCCATATCCAGCACTTTGATTTAAAGGACCAATAGTAATATAAGGATTTACTGTAGCTGCACCACTATTAATTACAGAAGTTCCAGCATTTGCCGCCATCGTAATTGTAAAAGTATCTTGAGTAGGAGCTGTGACTACTTGAAAAGTATTAGTGGTAAAGTCTGCTGCTACATATCCTGCTCCACTAGGAGGAGTTACTGAAGTAAATGTAAATAAATCTCCAGCTACTAAATTGTGTGAAATTAAATTTACCGTAACTGTTGCATCATTATTTACAGTAGTAAATGTTGCTCCAGTTTTTGCACTATCAAGTGGTGTGATGTCATAGAAAGCACCTTCATAATATATAACTAATACTTTATTAGTTCCAATAGCCGCATATCTTCTTCCATCTAAATCTGCCCAAACCAATTGTTCTCTAGCTGCACCTATTAATTCATCGGCTAATATCTCTTGCCATCCACCTATTTTTTCTGGAAGGCCATATCTAAATCTAACATTATCACCGTCAGTCCATTGACCTTCAGCTCCTGTTTCAGTAACCTGTTTATTAAATCCTGGTCTTATTTGTACGTTTGTTAAAGGCATATGGAATTATAACATTTTTAGACCTTTAATTGAAGATCACTAGATTATTTAATATTCAGAGTCAGGTCTATTTCCTGTTTTTGGTTTAGTAATAATTTTTCTAGTTTCTTCATCTAGATTTACAGTAATATCTGTTACTAACTTAATTAAAACATTTGAAAAATGTCTTATAAATTGAGGTTCACAAATTAATTTACCATGCTTATTAATTGCCTGTATTTCTTTTTTATCAAATGTCCACTCTGAATAACCACTTTTTGGGTCCATTATTATTTTCATTATTCTCCTTTATTTTTAGCCATTCCCCAATGTTCTCTTTTATCTTTTACAAAAGATGCATGAGGACCATCTTTATCAACATAGTGTAAAAAAACTTGAGCACACCAATCTCCTTTAAACTCTTCTCTCCAATGTGTTAACTCCATTCCCAAGTAAATAGCTGCATCTCCACTTTCTAAATGTAATGGCTTACCATCCATAAAAATAGGCCAAGTAGTTCCATCAGAAGCAATATTAACTGTAGTGCTTATTTCACAAGAAGGTCTATCTTTGTGTTTAGGTAAATCAGAAAATTTTGTGTACATTCTCCAAAAAGAATAAGTAGGTAATAAATTTATACCAGTTTCTTTTTCCATTAATGTTTTCTTTTGAAGAAGTAAAGATTCCATTATAGGATCTGCGTAAGTAGCAAAATCTGCAACATTATTACTTTGTGCATCATCAAACTCAGAAGTGTTATGTCTATGTCTTAATATAGCATAATCTTTTAATAAACCTATTTCTTCCTTAGTCAGAAAATTTTTTACTATCTTATATTTAAAATCTTGTTTTATTTTCATATTATAAACACCAAGCTACCATAGCATATCTTGTACCCCCTTTGACCACATTAGCCTTATGGGGATATAAAAAATTTGAAGGAAACATAATTGTTCTACCTTTTTTAGGTTCTACCTTTTGTGAATGTTTTTCATCTGGAGAAAACATTTCAAAATAACCATCTTGGTAATCATCATTAATAAATGTTACAATACTTAATGTTCTAGGTATAGCGTTAAAATGATCAACATGAGGTTTATAAAATCCACCTTCTTCATATTTTAAAAGCTGTATATCTTGAACTGGATTTATAGCTAGGTGGGGTACAATAGGTAAATAATGATTTACAATTGCATTATTTAATTTGTTAGCAAAATAATTTGACCAATGTACTAAAGTTAAATTTTTTTGATATTTACTTAATGGAAGTACTAAAGTATTTCTAATTTCTTTATTAACTATTCCTTCTCCTCCGCCCACAAGTGAATCTTCAAAATCAACTTCTTTACATACTCTATAAAATGTATCTAACATTTTTTCAGAAAAGATTTCATCTACTACTTTTACATACTGGCCTAATTCATAAGACTTTACTTGCATGATTTTTTATTCCAAAAATCTAGTTTATATGTATGAAGCATTCTTAAAGGATACAAAAAATTATTAAGCATATTTTTTTTTTCATCCATAGTCGATAATTTCATTTTCCAATTATTTCTTTTAAAAGGTATTACTTGTGCATAAGGCGTACCCTTTTTAAGTGTTGTTTCAAGATTAGGATATTTATCACCATTTAATACTATAGGAAAATTTATTTCTTTATGAAAAGTATCCGTATCTACAATAGCAGGTATAATAGTAAATCTATCATCTGCATTATTTAATGGAGGAACAAATAAACAAGAATAACCAGGGGGTGTTTTTATTATCCAAGGATTAGCAATTTTATAAAATGGTAAATTTTTATTTTTTTCAACATGTGGAGAACCTTCTAATTGTCCTATAGGATGGTTAGATAGATGAGTTCCATCATTAATATTTATACCTTCACTTGGCATATTTTTTTCAATAGGACACCCATAAAAAGAATCTTTAAATTCTTTTCCATTTTTGTCTTTGTTAGTAACATTGTGATGAATAGTAATATCAACTGGTATTGATAAGGAATAACCAAAAGTCAAACTGTCTAATACAGGAATACATCCCTTAATTGTTCTATTGTTTACAGAATGCTCTAGTTTTTTATACCAGTCTGGTATGTTTAATTTAATAGGTTTTGGATAATCTTGTTTTAAATTAAAATATGATTTAGGTGCAATAAACTCAATTTGTTTTTCTAACATAAATTAGTATTACTACTAATTATTTTAAAAATCAAGTTTTACTAGCCAATCTCGTGTATATGTACAAAATCAATAGAATTATCTGAACAATGTTTTTCCCAATTTATAGGATAAGTAAGAGAACTTTTATCAACTGTTGGAAGATAATCTACATATGCTTTTAATCTCACACCAAATTGTTTTGAACTATTACCTTTTAAATAATCATTTGCTCTAGTAGTAAATTGATCAAATTTATTTTGTAAACCAGCTTCATCTGGCATTGTTAATTCTGATTCAAGATCTGTGAAAGTTGCAGCCGACCCATCAATAGTTACCTCTTTTTGATTTGTAACATAACTATTAAAATCACTATCTGAAATATCAATTTCAGTTTTTAAGTGTGAAGCAATATTTGCATCTGCAGCGTCTGCATCAGATTTTGATATTACCAAAAAATTTCCGTTATCTAATAATATTTTTGCCATGTTATGCTCCTAAATCTTCGTAAACTATTAATGCACCTGGTTGTCCTGTGCCGCCTGGAAAATTAGGGTTTGTTGTTTGTGCACCACCACCAGGTCCACTCCCACCTACGCTGGGTATACCACCAGCTATGCTGGCAGATCTCCAGTATTCTCCAAAATTACCTGGGCCATAATCTACAACTAAATGATTTCCAGTTGAAGCCGATGTATTACCTGCATTCCCTGGAGGTCCACCGGGAGGGGCTGTCATTTCTTAACTGCTTTCTTTACAGGTATAATTAACAATTCAATAACGCTAGACATCTTATTTATGTTATAAGTCCTAAAGTTCTTAGATTTAAGTACTGAAGATAACCTTTTAGGAACATCATAATACATACATCTGGTACGTTTTTTATAAAGAACGCTCTGTATTAGGTCAAAGTTAGGGCTGTTTATGGATATGTTAAAGCATGTCAATAGGGGATTTCTGGTATTGGCAGCTATGTAATTTCCATCAGCAGCATGTAAAGTTTTAACGACTAATACTTGTCTTTTAGTTACTGGATCCCTCCTTCTTCCAGATTCTCGATAATCAAATAATAATATATCTCCGGGTTGAGATACT